TGGAAGCCAATGCTCAATATCAGACTTAACAGCTTCGTAGACATGATCTCCATCAATATGAATCAGATCAATCTTACCTTCATAAATCTTTGAAGCTAAATTAGAATCCATAGTCATAAGCTTTATCTTCCATTGATGCTTCTCTATTTGAGAAAGAACATGGGCTTTTGCTTCCGCCCCATTATCCTGACACCAATTATCAATGGCTGTAAAGTTAAAATCACGCTCTTTGCCTACCTCTGCAATGACACTTGTAGATCTGCCATATTCCACGCCAATCTCAACAACCTTGGCTCCTTTGGGTAAATCAAGGAGCTTATTAAAAAGAGCCTCACATTCTCCCCTGTTAAAAGCAGTCTCATGGCTACTTTCCTCAACTATCTGATAAATTTCATCTATGTTTTTCATATTATTTAACGCAGTAAAACAGCAATTCTGTCTCCGGATTTCGGTATCCAATTGACTTAAAGCCTACCATTTTAAGTATCTTCAATACCTGCTCAAAAGTCAAATGATTATATGTTTCAGTATCGCCACCGCCTAAATGCTTATGCTCTTCATGCTCTGCACTTACAGTAGTCAAAATAAAAGGTTGTCCTTTCTTTAAGACACGGAAAGCCTCTATAATCGTAGCCATGGGTTCTGAATCATGCTCTAACATAGATAAGCAAAGCACTAAGTCAAAGCTGCCATCGCTATAGTTCAAATCGTGGGCATCCATAACCACATCAACATTTCGGCCCTCAATAAGATCAATGCCAATATACTGCATACATTTAACCAAGTCTTTCCAGTTTGGGCCTCCTCCTGCAAAGTTATATCCCTGCATGCTGCCATTAATATCCAATGACCCTATATCTAAAATTCTACTAAAAGTTGGCTGTTCTTTTAAAGTTGGATAATCTGGCAAAAGCTCATTGGCTCTTGCTCCCCCGCCATTGCCGGTAGGATACGTATGCCCATCTTTTACAGTATTTAAAACAACAAAATCATGTACTATGCCATGCATTAAAATTTTCCTTTCTCTGCTCTATTTAAAACCTTTACTATCCAAATATCAGTATACTTTTTCATTTCGGTTGCATCATCATCAAAGTGCATTGCTATCTGATTATCAATGAGCTTTTGGGCCTTCCACATATTGCCATTGGCTATTGTTTCGTACTCTCCCCAAAGAACCAAGAAGTCCGGTTTAAACCCTAAATATCCCAAAATTTCCTTGGTTTTGTCGGTCTTATTGTATGGGTCTTTTTCCCGTTCTCCTGTGATAATTCCCACCCTATGGCCGGCCTTTTGCATAGCCAAAGCCATAGCGTCAAAGTACTCTTTATGCTCCGGGTAACACCCGTTCCAATCTATTGAAATATTCATAAAAATGCCTCCACTCCCCTACCCTCTCCCCCACTTAGCAACCACTCCCCCATGAGGCTAAAATAGCACTCCCCCACCGCTTTTTGGCTCATTTGACTACCACCCCTTCTACCTCTTTAAATGTCTCGGAACCAGTCGCCAACTTACCATAGGTATTGGTCTTGCCAGTGGCAATAACCAGCTCCGGCTCTATGCTACCAACCTTGTATCCATCCTTGATGATTTTCTGACAAAATGCCCAGTCTTCAGACCCCATTATCTTGATTTCCTCATTGCGGTTGGCATCTGAAAATGGCCCGTATTTATCCCATGTTTCCCAGCGCATTAACTGACTATATCCGGAAACTGCATCCTTTAAACCAACAATATATGGATACTGAATTTCTGGTCTTGAAAAGATCCCATTATTCTGTAAGTATGGATGGCAACCACCACCCAAAAGCTTTAAGCCATCTTCTTCAAACATATCCAAAGTAGCAAGCAAAGCGCCTAACCAACCTCGCTTAAAAAAGACATCATTATCTGAATGATAGAGAAATTCTTTCCGGCCACCGCTTTTAGTAATATGCTCACACATTTCATTACGAGATGCTGCCGGCCCAATTGCTATATCATTTCTTTTTAAAATGCTAATTTTCTTATAAGCCTTCAAACCATTTTCAGTTTCTGGATCTGACCTATCGTCAATAACATAAAGCTCAAACATTCCTTCATCAGTATTTTCAAATAAAGAATCCAGCGTTTGCTTGGTATGTTCCCACCTGTTATGTACCGGGATAATAATGTCAACTCTTTTTTCCATATGCTTTTAGGGCCTCCTCTGCCCATTCCCATGTCCTGCCCAAACCTTCATCCAATGATACTCTTGGGCTGTAGAGCAATTGCTCCCGTGCCTTTGTAATATCGGGGCATCGTCTTTGGGCCTGATCCTGCGGATATTCGGTAGGCATCTCAATAGTATTAATGTTACTCTTGCTTTGGGGAAAGAGCTTTTGCATTCGTGTTGCCAGCTCGTAAATACTAATTTCGTCATCCTGCCTGCCTATATTGTAGACTTCCCCATTTTTGCCTATAAGCATAGCCTTCAGGAAGCCCACCATAGCATCTGTAACATAACAGAAGGTTCTGGTCTGGAGTCCCGGCACATGGACAGTAATATCCTCATTCTTGAGCATTTGGAAGGTAAACTTAGGCACTACCCTGTCATCTACCACCCGCATGCCGGGGCCATAGACATTAAAGGGCCTGACCCATTTGACAGGCACATTATGGATTCTGTGGTAAGCCACACACATTGCCTCTTCCATGCGCTTACTCTCATCGTAGCAGCTCCTAGGGCCTATGGCTGATACATTGCCGTAGTAAGTCTCTGGCGTGGGTACTGCTTCTGGATGTGGATTGCCGTACATTTCAGAAGAGGAAAAGACAAAGAATCCCTTTACCGGGTTTTTAACAGCAAACTTCATCAGATTAGAAAGCCCAAGCACCATACCATCAATTGTTTCAACCGGGAATTTCCTATAGAAAATGGGGGAAGCTATACCTGCTGCATGAATAATATAGTCCACAGTGCCATCAATTTCCATGGTAGATATATCAGCCTGTTTAAAGAGAATATTTGGATCAGTAACTTTCACAATATGGTTATTTTCATCAGTAGCAATACCACTATCCACTGCATACACTTTGCATGGATGCTTAAAAAACTTATTTAATTCCTGAAAAAGAGCTATATACCAAGAGCCTAGAAAACCACATGCTCCGGAGATAAGAATCTCTCTCCCCTCAAAATCAAATATGGGAGTGCCTACCTGTTTAATTATTGACTGCAAATCTTCTTCAATTAGCTTCATAATATTGTTACCTTTGGAAATGGAATAATAAACTTGCCTTTATATCCTCTGGCTTTAATTAAAGACATCAGACTATCTTTGAAATTCCATGCAAAAAGAAATATGTAATCATGCGTACATTTACTCAAATCTGTATAGGGAGGGACAATCTTTATATGCTTTCGTGGCGAATACAGTCCTTGCTTTGCAGGAGCATCATCAATAATATAGTCAATTTGTTCTGGCCCCAAATCAAAGTAATTGGTCATGGTAGACATCTTGGCCGGCGCTCCATAGCCAATTATTCTTTTCTTTTGCTTCTTAAATTTTGTAATCAAGCTTACAATTTCATTTCTGTTATCAATAACCTTTTTAGGAAATTCCCTAAACAATCTATCTTTTGTTAAATCAGCATCTTTAAGCATTGCCCATCCCTCCGGTTCCTCATTTACAACAGTTACTCGTATTGATCCCCCATGTACTGAAGTTTGTTCAACATTTTCAATTTTCATATTATGCTTATAAAAGAACTTCCACATAGGAAATAAATGCCAGTAATACATATGCTCATGATAAATAAGGTCAAAGGTTCCCTTTTTAAGCATCTCTGGCAAATATGCTACCTCAACCATAAAGCGTCCATCAGGAGCCAAAAGCTCTTTAACACCCTCTACAATCTGATCCAGATCAGGCACATGGGCAAACACATTGGTCATTGTTACCAGCTTTGCTTTACCAAATCCCTTAACAATTCTTTTTGCAGTATCGGGAGTAAAGTATTCTGCCCACGTTTCAATGCCATCTTTAGCTGCCTTGTTTGCAATGGCTGCTGCCGGCTCTATACCTAGTATCGTTGCTCCAAGCCTTTTAAAAGGGGCAAGCAAAATACCATCATTGCTTCCAATATCCACTACCAATTCTCCCTTTTTAATTAAATCAAGATTAAATTGTTCCTGTGCCAATAGCTCAAAATGCTTTCTGAATGCTTCGGAGGTTGAAGAGTAATAAAGGTAATTGCCAAAAAGGACTTCAGGCTTAACTATATATTCCAATTGCACAAGCTCACAATCCTTGCAGTAAATAACCTTAAGTGGAAATAAATCCTCTTCAATATTATTGATGTCTTTTACCAATGCGTTTGCTAATGGCTGCATGCCAAGATCAAGCCATCTGCCAAAGTTTTTCCCTTTGCAAGCTGCACAATTGGTTCTTTTAGAAATCTTGTCGTATAGTATCTGATTCATAGCTTTCATGCGTTCTTGGCTCTGTTGCCAGTGCCAAAAACACCCCATCTGTTTTGAATACAAATCTGTGCTTCTCTCCTGTTTCTGATAGTACAATATCTCCGGCTTCCAAAGGAATTGAATTAACTTTTTCTTCTCCCTTTTCTACCCATTCATAAAGGATTGTACCCTCAATAACCAAACAATAATGCATGTCCTTTTTGTGAACGTGGTTGCCTCTGACTGCACCTTCTTTTCCTGTAATGTACATTACATTCTGGATATTGGCTTTAAAAGGCATAGCATTGATAATATCGCCTCTATGATCAGTATAATATTCTGCTTTAAATAACTGCATATTCCCCCCTAAAATTCTCAAAGACTTCATTCATCATCTTCTGGTTGTGGGAACCTTCTCCCTTTGGCCCATTAAAATGGATAATACAAGGATAGCTTTTTGTCTCAATATTTCTTACTCTCCCGTTTGGTAAAATCTCTACATCAATTCCCAATTCTCTATCTGACATTGTTTGAAACAACTCACATTGATGATCAATGGTCAACTCTGGAATCCTGCCAGCCAAATATGCTTCTGCCCAATGGCCTTGATCATCAGTTTGCAAATGTCTGAAAGCCTTAAGCTGATTAATAACAAAGAGCATATATTCTATCTCTCCAATGAAATTGCCGGGGTTCATAAAGCGGTAAGAAGTAGGAGCCTGTGGAAATTTATCTGCTAAATGTCCAAAAGGATGGCAATTCCTCTCTCCGGATACAACCAATTTACTATTGAACTTAAGATATTTGGTAATAATTTCATCCATTCCTGTAAGAAAGAGGGAGTCTGCGGTATCAGTATAAAGGCAATGGGTGTATTTATCTTTGAAGTTATTTAAGAGCATGCCCATTTTAACAATCTTACTATCATAGAAAGAAAAAAATTCATGATGCCCATAGGTTACTAAATCAATATCCAAAGCCTCACACGTATAGGTAAGCTTCTCAAGCTTTGAGTCATAATCCTTGTCATAAAAGCTGGCGGTAAATGCTAAAAGTTTCATAGTTTTTTAAATACTGCTAAATCCCAATATTTAATTGGCCCTTCTAATGCGGCTCTGTTTTCATCAACTGCTTTCTGTACTCCAAACGCTACATTGTAATAATCATGGAATCCAACGTACCCGCCTTTTCTTAAAGTAGGCATATACAATTCAATATCCTTTTTGACTGCTTCGTAATCATGGTTGCCATCAATAAATAGTACATCACAATTTACTTCCTGTACATCTCCCCATGCATTCTGAATTGCCGGCAATGCTTTGTCAGAAGGAAAATCAATATGCATATAATGTTCTTTGTAGGGACGCATATTTTTAAGGAATCTTTCTTTTGCATATTTGCCAAATTTTGGTTGGTTGTAATAATCTTCTGGGAAATGATCAATACAATACAATATGCCACCCAGTTCTTTTACTGCCTCTCCAAAGATAATGGAAGATGCCCCGTGAGCAGATCCAATTTCAATGATTGTAGGCCCTTTAAATTCAAAGCAATGTTTATACATGGCTTCCATTTCAACAGGACGCACTTGTACAAGTTCTACATTTTCCAATAATTTCCAAAGTTGTTCAATTGTTTTCATGCTACCCTCACTGGCAAAGAAATTTTATGCTTGCCATTCTGCACATTTGTTGGACTCCATTTATTGTAAAGTACCGGATGTGCATCTCTATGAATTTCTGCTTTTGTTTTGCCAAAGTTTTTATTCCAGTCTTCCCCTACATCAGTACGCCCGCCCAAGTGATCAGCGTCCATGGCAATAACATAATTTTTGTATCCTTTATCAATTGACTCAAGGGAAATGTCATTGTCATAATTGTGATGTGGGGGATATGATCTATCAAAGCCATCAAGCTTGTTGAGGAGTTCAGTACGCACAATAAGAGAAAAACCATCCATAACTGCTACTTCTTCTGTTTCTCCTCTTGGAGGCATAAAGCCATGGATAGCAGCATTCATTCTGTGGCAGCCTGATACATTGCCCATTCTAACTAATTGCTGCATCTGGTACGGGGTTTGGTATATATTCGGCACTCCTAGTGCCTTAGCACCATAAAAGCCCGCCACACCGCATTCTGGAAGGCCAGAGAGTACCCGTACAAGCTTGTCATCCCAGCCTTGTTCATAGATCATGAGGTCATTATGGGGAAAGAAAATATAGTCAGAAACATCTTTAAGGACACGCCATGCCTGATTGAGTCCGGGCATTACCCCTACATTTTCTTCATTTCGCACCACTAAGTCATTATCACGTAGTCCAATAAGCCAATCCCTCACCGGGGGCGTACTGCCATTATCAACAATTAAAAGAGGTAGCTTTGCCTCCCCTTCAGTTTTTCGGATCTGATCCAAAAACTGTTGGGTTATCTGTTGCTGATTTAATACTAATACTGCGACAGTTATTTTCATACTGATTTAAAGAACTCCACTAGCAATTTTATCGTTTGGATCAACTGTTTCATCTTCTACCTTCTTTCCAATTTGGATTCTCATCAAAGTAACTAGCAAATTTGTGAACCCTTCAGTAACATTACTTATTTCTTTTTTTACTTCATCACTTAAAAGATCTGCATGCGTCAACATATTTGTCAAATCTTTTAAATCCATTTGTACTTGTGCAGTTGTTGATTGCACTCTTACTACTGATCGTTTTCTCCAATATTCTTTTTGCTCATCTAAAAGCTGATTCTTTTCTTCCGGCTCTTTCTTTTCTTCTTTCACTTCAACAATTGTCAATTTGTCAACAAAGTTACAGTTTTCACAACTGACTGTTTTATTTTCAGTATCTGCTTTTATTTTATGTGGTTTGCCGTCTGGGCAAAATTGTTTATCCATGTAATTGTTGCTCCTCTTTCCAAGCTTTTTCATCTAAAACAATAACTGCTCCATACTTCATTGCTTTTTGTCCAATAATAAATTCGTTTGGCTCATACGTTACTTCCTCAATTGGCTGATCTCCGGGTTTCCTTGGCGCTTTAAAAAAATAGTATTTCATTTTATAAGTGTCCTCTCTTTTGGTTGTGTCCCTGTCTTTTGCCAACCCCTTGGATCATTTTTTAAGTCGTAACCGGGATTGTCAACTTCTCTACCAAACTTGTCTACCCATACTTCCCTGCCGTCTTCTGTTACTATTCTTGCTGCAGGCATTCGTTTGCCTATTCCCATGTCAAGTTGCTTTTTTTCAATCTCTTCTTTTTCTCGGACTTTTGCTTTGCATTTTAGGCATCTCTTATTCCAATCTTCTATTGCTACCTCATCTTTATGGCAGAATAAGCAAATTGCATTAATCTGTTTTCCCGTCTGATTTACTGTTAGATCTCTCATAGCATGGGCATCCTTTTCCATGCCCTAGGCATGACTTACTTTCTGGATCAACTTTTAAATGCACATGGCACATACAAACCTCTTTTTTATACGTAACCTTATGCAGTTTGTTTTTTGTTATCGTCTTCATAAGGATCTGTTACCAATGTATCCGTTGTAAGCATCATTGACGCAACAGAAAATGAATGTCGTATTGCAAGTTTGGTTACTTTTACCGGATCAGTAATACCCATTTTGATCATATCCCCTACTTTTCTGCCAACAATGTCATAGCCACGATTCTCTACATTTGTGCCTTCCAACGCTGCCATATGCTTTAAAACACTATCAGGATTTTCCCCGGCATTTTCAATAATAGTTCTGAAAGGCGCTGTAATCGCCTGATACACAAGCTTAAAGGCTAAATCATCTTTCTTGGCATCTCTACTTAATTCCTCTGCAATTTCCAATAATGCAATCCCACCACCTGCTACAATGCCATCTGCCATAGCTGCCTTGGTAGCATTGACCGCATCTATAACTCTTTCCCGCTTTTCTTTTATTTCAGAAGCAGAACCACCACCAACAGTAATAATTGCCACTCCTTGGGAAAGTTTACTCAACCGATATTCAAGGCGTTCTTTCTTAAATGCATTTTCCTCTGCATCAATTTGTGTTTTGATTGCATTGACTCTTTCAGTAATTTCCTCTGCATCGGGATTGAGTGGCGTAATGCTTGTATGTGTTTGAGAAACCTTGATACTTCTAAATCTACCAAGCTCTCCCAATTTGACATCCGGCAATTTCTTATCCAGATCCTTGGCAATAACATTGCCTCCTGTCAAAACAGCAATATCCTCAAGCATTTCTTTTCTACGCTCTCCAAACTCTGGGGCAATGACTGCCACAAGTCCGGCATTGATCCTAAGCTTTGTTAATACCAATGATTGCAACGCTGCTCCTACTACATCATCAGCAATAATAAGAAGAGGTTTGTTGGCATCTTTTATAACCTGATCTGCAATATTGACTATTTCCATAGGATCTGAAATCTTTTTATCAGTCATAAGAACATAGCCATCTTTATATTCAGCAATCATTTTATCGGGATCTGTAGCAAAGTAAGGGGAAAGGAAGCCATTTTCAAACTCCATGCCTTCCTGAAACTCAAGGGCTGACTCAAAGCTATTACTATCCTCAATCATGATAACGCCCTCTTTACCAACCTTTTCAAGAGCATCTGCTACAAGTTTTCCTATTTCTGGGGATGCAGAAGAGATTGTGGCTACCTGTTGATATTCCTCTTTCTTTTTAACGGGGATTGTTTTTTCCTCAAGCTTCTTAATAATAATGTCAGCATAGGCCATCAGATCCTCACGAAGCTTCATTGGATTGATCTTGCCAGTGATAACACCCTCAACCACTCCTCCCTCGGTTAGTTTAAACCCCTCTTGTATTAAGGTGTTACCAAGTAAAGTTGCCGTTGTAGTGCCATCACCGGCAAGATCATTCGTTTTAGAAGCTGCTTCCCGTAAAAGAACTGCTCCCATATCCTCAAATGGATCTCGCAATTGAATTTCTTTTGCTATGGATACACCATCATGAAGAATTAAAGGAGCTGGATAGGATCTATTTAAAGCTACATTCCTGCTTCTTGGCCCAAGAGTAGAAACTACTGCCTGTGCCAGTTTGTCAGCGCCTGCCGCTAACTTTTCTCTCGCTTCTTTCTTAAATGTTAAAAGTTTATAGTTCATGTGCTTATCTTTTTATCAGTATAATACTACCTGAAATTAGCTGTCAATATGATCATCTAGTGCATACTATATCAATTTTATTTGCTCCGGTTCTCCTTCTTTCTTTGCCCATTTGAAGTATCCTAAGATATAGAACCCACTCCCCCATTGGTCAGGAAACTTTCTAAAAGCTTCTGCACTATTCCAGTTATCTATGACCATCGCTTTTCTTCCAAAAAACACAGTAATCCGGCAATCCTTGTAACCTTTATTCGGGATCGCTATGTACCATCCTTCTTTTCCTATAACCCTGCCGTCAATAAGTTTTTTAGGTAAGTAGGTTTTTGTTTTCATTAGTCAAGGTTTGCCTTTTGCCTTGCTTCTTTCTTCTTGCGTCTGCATATTTTGCAGCGCTTTGGTTGTGAGTAGCCTTGCTCTTTAAAAAAATTCTGATCATTCTCGGTAAAAATGAAAGAATCCCCACAATCAATACATTGAAGCTCAATGTCATTTTCAGATTTAACTTGCATATAATATCCCCTCCTTTCTTACCATACTAAAATTACAGTACAAATACTAGAACATCCTAAAGCTTCCTTGGTTGCCTGTGATAAATCGGCAACTCTATTGTATTTGGCAAACCCGCCAGTATCAGTTACTTGCACAATAACGCTCTTTTTATTCTTTGGATTAACAATGCCAATATATTCATTCATGAGCTTATGCTGTTTAACCATAAGAGGCGTGAGTGCAACAGTAAGCTTTGTATCATCAAGCTTTTGACCATTTGCCATTGTGAGATTTGGTGAACATCCTAAACAACCAGTCGTGGAATACCATGAGGCTTTTCCTGTAAGCTCCCCTGCATAAGCTGGAGAGGTAAAGATAAAAAATAGTAAAAAGATAATTAATAATTTCATGCTAACTTTTCTCTTAAAGTCCAAAGAATATAGTGTAACCACCTTGGAAATAAACATTTATGCCCATCGTATAAATGATACTCCTGAAATTCTACTATAGCCCAATATATTTTGTCTTTCATATTTTATTGTCTTATTGAGAGGGAAGAGGCGTTCCTCCCTCCGGACAAGGCAATAACTAATTTCCTGAAATAGTTACTGATTCATCCCATGTGCAAGTCTGCCCCAAATGGGTAGAATTTGCAGCTAATGCAACTGCTTGCTGAAGATTTAATGTTTGTCCTACAGCTATTGATCCTAAATTAATTAAATAACCTCCCTGCGTAGTAGCTTGACCTGTTCTATCTCCTGATATTTTCAGTGTCAAATCGCCACATAATCCGCCGGATGCATTTATAATATTTAGAGTCAAAGTTCCTGCAACATCTCCAGTATTTTGAATAGTAAGAGCGCTGTTTGCTGTTTGTCCTCCTGGTTGAAGTCCTGTCATATTGATAGGACTAGCCGTTACTACCAAATTTGGACTTGCTGCTGCGGCTGCTGACACAGTATTTCCAGTACTTACTGCTTTAGTAAGAGAAAATGCTGCAAAAGTTATTCCTGCCGTAACGGCAAAGAGCCCTACTATTACACCTGCTTTTGTTAAAAGTTTTTTTATCATAAATTATTCACCTCCCTTCAAAACATATTCATTTGATTTTCATCAACTTGTCTTCTTTTGCAACTTCGGCATATTGCCTGCTTTGCTTTTGTCTTTTTAAATGACTGCCTGTTTTCGTGGCTACAGTCAACACATTTAAAATAATAGATATGTCTTTCTTTATAAATTCTGCGTTTCATATATTTGCTCCTTCCCCTCCCTTCTGCCCTTGCGTAGCAAGCAGAAGGGAGAGTTCTCAATGCCCTCACTCTGTAGCATTGACTTCTTGCTGAATGTCCTCACGTTCTAGGACTCCTCCATATTCAGCGTATGTTTGGGCCATCTGCCCAATTTCTTCTTCGGTCAACTTTCTGCCTATCTGAAAATTAGCAATTTGGAATTTACCCTTTTTGTTTTCCATTTTTTCCGCAGTTGCTTTTATTTCATATTCCCATGTAGCAGATACTTTTACATCCTTGAACTTAGAAATTAATCTGCCAAAATTACTAAAGCTCATTACTGAAAGTGTCAAGATAAACAACTTTTGTCTATCAAGTGCAATACCCAATAAAAGTAATTGCTTTGTAGGAACCATGGTCATAACTCCATTGACTTCCCGTTCAAAGTCTTTTATTTGATGCTTTACTCTCAATAATACAAAAGACAATTCTTCAAAGGCCTGCTGGAGGTCAGTAAAGTAAAATGAGCCAACCGGCGCATCCTTCCCATCCTCAAGCTCTATCTTTTTAGAAGTGCCTTGTACTAATTTCACAAAGGGAATAGGCAGTATGCTTGCAGGTACACCTTCCAACCCTTGGATGGCTATACCATGGCCGATTGTTGCAATGGCCGTGTCTTTGTCATCCTGCACAGCTAATGCAGCTTCTGCAGGTTCATGCACTGTTTCAGCACCCTCTGCTCCTTTAACTATACTATCAATTGCTTCTTCGTCTTCCTTGGTCATGTCGCTTGCTTTTTTATTCATGTAAATTTTCACCCCCTTCTGTTCCTGATAACATTTAAAACATTTATCGTATTTCTTAAAGTTGTAAAAAGTAGTTGGATGCTTCTTGCACCATGTTACATTGGGGTCTTTCTTTTTTGCTCCTTGCATGTAGCTTGAGAGGCCGTTGACTTTATTTCGTGGAGGATATTTTGGATCAAATGGTATTGACATATTATTCTTTATCAATTGCTTGTATTTTATAGGTTTTCAGCCATTTACGTACTTCTTTATAATCATATCTTGGTAAGTCTCCTACCCAAACAACGGGCAGTCCTTTTTTTTGTAGATTATAAATTGTCCTTGGATCTACTTTTAATTTGAGAGCTAGTGTCTCTCTTGTCATTAACTCGTCTTGTTTCATATCTGTTCATAGTATTTCATACTGGTTCATGGTTGTCAATAGGTCATTTCTATATCACACTATGCCAATTTATCTTGCTTCAATTTCCATACAGCCAAAGCTATTTTCCCACCCTTTGCTGGATCATATGGACAATCTTTTAACCAACTTCTAATAGATAAAACTTTATTCTGCCCATATATTCTAAACAGCCGCAGCACAAAAGTTGTAGGCAGGCCTACATATTTTCCAAATTCATCTGCTACTTCCCACTTGGTATTTATATCTCTCTTAAATCCCTCATGAGCTTTTGCAGCAATTTCTAATTTTCTTTTTTGTAATAAATCATCTAAGTTTCCCATATTCTTTTTATTTTTAATTTTTCTTCTAAAAATTAATCTAATCTATCTTACCCTTAAAGCAACGCAGGAGCCTCTTATTGGGTCAATAAGAATATAAAAATATGGCATCAGATTCTTATCAAAGAGGTTTCTCTTTTCGGAGTATCACTCTAATGACGAGCTTGGCTCTGACGAAGGCCCGTATAGCTTACCCTTTGAAGTTTCAGCTATCACCTCTTGCTTCCGGAACACTTTTATTTATAGTCCTGTGTTTCATGGACTCCCTATCCGGAGATGCCTCTGTGGTCGGGTTCTGGTAAATTAATCCAGTCTTGGATAATTTTCATTGTTTGTGGAATGTCATTTAAATTTTTGCAGAGGTAAAAGGGGTATCCCAATGATTTATATTTTATAGCTTGTTTAGATTCTGGTCGGTTAGAGTAATCCCTTACATGATTTTTAACCTCTATAATTCCTATGATTTGATCGTTTTTGAATATAATTATATCGGGTCTATAAGTTTTGAGGCGCAATTCTAAGATGCAGTGGATATTAAGAAGTTTGCATTGATGATAAATTTCAGCTTGAATATTTACTTCAGGCAGTCTTTTTAAATCAGGAATAAATATCATAAAAACCCTCTTTCAACTCGGCTCAGCTTCCAGCAGAAGCCGATGTGAAAAAGGGCTTAAATTTCTGGAAGCTGACTAATTTAATTGTATTTTACTACTTTTTTTATTAATTGCAATAGGGAAATAAAAGGGAGAGATGAATCCAGCCCTGCCCAAACCTTCCGCATCTCTCCCTTTTGGAAACCTCAACGCTTTTTAAAGGCCTCAAGATCTACCTCTATTATGGATCAAGTGTTATTGATTTTCAACTATTTGAGGGGAGAGCTGCTGGAGGCACTAGGTTGAGCTGTGGCTGAAGAAGAAGCGGTATTGGCACTTGATGTAGCTTCATGCGTTACTGGACTTCCTACAGCATTCCTACTAAGAAGAAGGATAAAGATACATGCTATAGCAAATGCAACAATGATTTTCCAAAAACTAATCATTTTCCCACCTCCCTTCTAAAAATAATTCCTTCACTTCTTAATTCCCGTGTAACTCCATATAAATATCCTTTTGCTATTTTCAATTCTGTTGCGTCCAAATGTTCCATCATCCCTGCATCTCTGATCATAGCAGGGCCTTTTGTCAATTGCTCTATATGATCTGCTTGCTGTGGTGTAGGTATAAATATTTCAGGCCGTGCCATTTTGTACCTTCCTTGGATTCCACAGTACCACATCACTGAAGATTTCACCACGGGCATTTAAGAATGTACCCTGACCAATTAAGATACCTTCTTTGTGCGTCATGGCATCTAAAGACTTCGCCAAATAGGGGACTTCCTCAACGATTTCTGATCGCCGGGCCGGCTCCCCTCTTTGGACTCTGAAAAACAATGGCACTTCCTTCATGTAGTCCTTTCTTGGGCAACGCTCTACCATCAATATAATACATACCTTTATACTTTCCAGTAAAGATACGTAAATTGTCGGTATGTCTTACTTGGTTTTCTTTCACTTGGTTCCTCCTACCTTTTCTCCAACTCTGTATAATCCAGAGCTAGCAAGACCAGCTAAAAAGCCATCTGCAATGGTAAGTCCAAACCAATGAAGAAATCCAAAAAGGGTTCCTAAAGCTACAGCTACTGCAAAAAAAATAAAACCCCAATATGATTTCTCCTGTAAAAGTCTAAGGCCATTAACAAACCCAACGATTGCTAAACCTGCGCTTACTGTATCCATATTATCTCACCCCCTTTCAAATTATTCCAAATATTTTTAAGATTATCAATAAAACAATAAGTGTCCCGATTGCTCCAAGTCCTAACATATGTACCTCCTATACTTTCTTTCTTAAAACTTTGCCTTCATCATGTGCTGTTGCATCTTCAATTTCTTTGTTAAATTTATTTCCCTTTGCCAATTCTCCATTAATAATTGCCATAAATGTTTTTATCTCTCCTAAAATCTCTCCAGTATCTTTCATATAACCGGATGCATTATCTGCAACTACCGTCATGTATTGCATAAATTTTTCCTGCTCCGGACTTCTTCCCTGTAAGATTGCAAGATACTCTTTTTTACTTACTTCGCTTGCTTCATATAATCCTTGTAACTTTCCCAACTTATTGTTTAATTCATTAATTTGGGATTGGTGTGAAGAAACTAAAGTTACTTTTTCTTCAGCCAGTCTTGTTGCTTTATCACGTTCTACTATTGCAGTTTCTTTAAGAGTTGCAATTAAATCATCTTTTGCTTTTCCAGCACCTAATTTAACTTGTGAATAGGCAAAACCAAGTCCTGCCATGAGAACTCCAATTCCTGCAAATCCCCCAAATAAATTTAGTGTATCCATATTATCCTTTCTTGAAAATTTTATTAATCAGGAGTGAAAAAAGATCTGAAGCGGTTAAATTAGTTGAGGATTTCAACCTTTGATTCTCTGCAGTAAGATTTGAGATCGTTGTATTGAGTGTTCCCTTGTCTTTTGCCAACCCATCTATTACCCCCTGCTTTTGTGCCAACTGGCCCTCATAGACCCCCTGTGTTTCAGAGAGTTTTTTGATAGCTTGATTTAGGCTATCATTCAAGCCTTTTCTTAGCTCCTGCTCTTGTAGCACTTGCTCCTTTAGTCTGCCAACCTGCTCTTCTCTATTCTGCTTTTCTGCAATGGCATCTGATAGTTGTTTTGTTAAGTCAGTTATGCGTGATTTGTAGCCTCCAATGGCACTAATATATGATTGCGTAGGGGTATGATCTGGGTCTGATAATTCAAGGTATGTAGCAACATCTTTGGCTGTTGTCGCTCTACTTACAAGCCAATCTCTTTCAGAAACAGGTACTGCAATTGTTGGTTCTGTTGGTGAAGGGTTTTGAGGAATTGGGCCATTATGAAAAACGTATCTTTGTATTGTAACTTTTGGATCTCCATAACGAGTAAGGTTTGAAACATCTCCATACCAAGGATCTGCTACTATCCAATTGCCATCTTCTTTGCCAATGAGCAAAACAAAATGCATATCTTCCTGACTTGTTGAAGGAATAAAATCAACTTCCAAAACAACAGGGCGACCTGCATTTAATTCATCTTCCATGCTTTTAAATTGTGCAGCAGTAACGGCAGAAGGAGTATCAATTATTGCTGTACAAGAAATGTCAGGCCAGATCTTAGGGACACCATCATACCATTTGTAAAGATTAGGATCTGCATATCCGGGGCTTGGTTTTAAATTCTTAAGAAGATCATTGAGTCGTCCGGGGTCAGTGTCCTTGCCATAATATTTAGAGAGCATGGACATGACTGATAATAAACAGCCAAAACCACCAATGGTTTCACTGGAAAAGCCAAGCTTTTTGTTTGCCCATTGCGGATCTCTTTGAGAAAATAGTGGTACTTGCAATCTCATAAGCCTATATTAACTTAATCATTTATAAAGACTGTTGTCAACTTAATAAATTTGTGCTGCACTCTGTCCTAGGATGCCATCAATACGCATATCGGCAGCAGGATTTGTTGTGCCGCTTGGTGTATATAAAGAATCAATATGAATACCTCCAGTGCCACCAGTTCCTCCTGTTGCTCCAGATCCAGCTCCGGGTGTACCTGCTGATCCGGTTGCTAAACACAAACTTGAACCAACACTTACGCTTTGCCCCTTCAAAAGAATAAATCCTCCAGCACCACCACCGCCTCCTCCTGAATTTGCTGCGGTTGGTTGCGGCCCTTGTTGTCCACGTACATCTATTAATCCAGTTACAGTAATAACAGGAGCAATAATAATAAGGCCACCACCGCCACGTCCTCCAAAGGCCTGCGGAGCGCCACCGGCATTATTTGCAGAACCACCTCCGCCTCCAAAATTTGCTATAGTAAGTCCTGCAACAGTTGCTGTTGCTAATCCACCAGTGCTAGCTCCATCGCTACCGCCTGTACCGGCTGTTCTATTACCTCCTCCAGCTCCTGCGGTACTTTGATTTGCAGGGCCAGATCCTCCGCCCCCATTTCCATTTGCAGCAGTTGAATGTGTCCCATCTCCGCCTGTACCATCTCCTTGATTTCCTTCTGGTTGTGCTGGAACTTGAGCGCCACCATATCCCTGAATTTGCCTTAGTGTTCCATCAATTGTTGCAGAAACAGATGCCATAACGACATCAAGGCCTCCACAGTAAAATGATCCTGTATTACCTCTCCAGTTTAATCCATCCCATGAAACTCCAGCACTTATTGAATAGGTAGTACATTGACGCACTCTAAGCAATTGAGCTGTTGTACTGTAGTTATGCTGCAAAGGATAAGAGAAAGTAATATCAGTACCACCCCCGGCAACAGATTGTATTTTATTTAATTCCCAATCGCCAACTTGATCCCCACCATTCCTTGTTTGATATATCACGACAATTTGACCAGCAGCATAGTTACTTAAATTATTTTCAGGGAAAGCAGTTAAATTACAGGTATATCCTCCAACAGTAGCATTGGAAACCGGCGCACATAATGTCATGGATTCTGAAGAGCTAACTGTTCTGGCTATTGCGCCATCGGAGCCATTGCCATATCTATCAGGCCATGGGGAAGTGTCATCTGATCTAAATTGCCGTTGTGCCATAATTAATCAAGATTATAAGTGGCTCGCATCATTACAGAAAGATCTGCACCAGCTATTGTTGATCCTACTTGAGAAAGAACCGCTCTATATAAATATGTGTTTGCTACAACACTGGGGACATCAATGGTTGTGGTATTGCCAGTTCGTGCAGAGATAGCAACTTGCGGCCTATTGGTTCCTCCCGTAAAAATTGTTACCCATGTAGCGCCCCCATCAGTAGAACGCTCAATATCCACAATGATAGCAGCACCGGTTGGAGCAGTGTCACAAGCTAAATAGACACCGGTAATAGTGGCATTGTCTGGAAGAGAGAGATAATCTTTGAGGGTTTGGGTAAAAAGCGTTGCAGGAAAAGCCCATTTAAGCGTAACATTCCGGCCATGGTTGGAGAGATTAGTAAAGTTTGCAGTAACCTTAGCAGATTCAATCTTTGTATTTGGTGTAAAGCTATTTAATGCCATCTTTTTTCTCCTTCTGTTTTTCTTTTAATACTCTGGCAAGCTCATCTTTATGATCTTTTTCTCTTACTACTTTGAATTTACTGATTGCCCGTTTTTCATCAAGATCCCAAGATTTTACCTTGAGTTTTTTCATCTGTTCAAACTGTGCGTCATTTGCCCAACCTACCATTGAATCAAACCATGAATCTTTTATGCGTTCAAGCAAAAGGGCAACCTTTGCATCATCTAATATAGTTATACACTGTTTGCAGACTGCGTGTCTAGCATGGCTTTCATCAGACAACATCATTGAAAATTCCACGTAATTTTCATATGGAGGCCCTATATATGATTCACACAAACCACATTGAGATTTATTTAATTTAGCCATATGTTTAGCTTGGCGCAGATGGATTATTAACCATTTGCGTTACCTCAAGATTTCTTTGCACATCTTCAATTCTTTTTGCAATCTGTGGCAAACGTGAACTCGCCTCAATAACAATACTATCAGGACTATAGTCAATACTCAAGATTTGAATCACATCAGCAGCAGAAGTTGAGAGTGTTTGATCCCAGACATCAGTATCCCAAAGCCCTACATCCCACAGCGTAACAGTACGTGTGCCGGCCTTCAAATTCTTCACCTTGAGTGATTGCCCCGGCTTAATTGTTTCAATGTCATAGCCTCTGGTAGCTGGCCCATTGCTATCAATGATAGTAAAAATGGATCTGATTTCAGGATCTTTCTTGCTATCAATTTCCCTATTTGAGAGCGTTGCGGCAGTAGCAATAACAGTTACCCGTTGATCTACAATTTTCTTTTCATACATGCCATAGGTTCCTTGAGAACCGGTATTTTCATATAGTCTGTAGAGAGCTGGGCTGCCACCTCCAATAAACAAAATTCTATTGGTAACATCCTCAATGCGTCTGAATGTCTCAAGGTTTTCTACATCAAGTCCCAAGGTAAATGTATGATCTGCAGCAATGTTATTTGGCTGTAGATAAATGGTGTTGTTTGCGTCAACCCTCCAATACCAACCAACAGGAGCCAATTCAATGATCTTGTCAATAACTTCCTTTATGGTATTGGTGTTAAAAGTATAGGAAACACTTGTATGCGTTGGAGCAATGGATGTTGCTGAATAATTAATGTTACCTCCCACTGCCCGGTATTTATCAATAACATCTTTCAAAATATCAGAAGGATCATAGGAATTGTACGTTAAAGTTGTATTGCCGCTTGCATCACGCAGGATCATACGCTGCAGCTCTGCAACGTAACCCAAGAGCGTTATCTCTACTTTTTCCTCTACTCCCTTTACAGATGGCTTGTAGCCTGAAATGTAGCCTGCATAGAGCAATTGCCCATTGGGAGACTCTTTATCAACGCACCAACATTCCACTTTGTTGTTAAGCTTCACGTCTACATCCTCACCAAAGTCATCAAAACGCCGTGCCAATTGGATAACCATTTCCCCAACACCACTATTGATTGTGGCCCTAAAATGTGGCTCTGACATGACTTCCTTTGTCCATGTGGCAACATATACGCCCTGATCATATACTCGGTAAATGTAGTGCTTTAACAGTGGTACTGACGCTGTTGTAAAGCTTAAATCTGCGCCATAAGAAGTGCCAATTGCATTGGTTGCATAAGCTCGTACATGGTAGTTAGTACCCGGATCAAGACTAACAAGATTTGTGGAAAAAGAGCCAGTGGTTCCAGAGACTGTAAATTTTGTGTCTGCTATTGTGGGGCTTGGATTTATGGAGATTACAAAACCACGTTCAGTTACAGGACTTCCGCCATTAGATACTATTGTCCCTGTGGCATATGCCAAGGTTCTTTGAATTTGAGCTATGGAATCTGTGGTTACAGAAGGCGCTGAAATTCCTGAACCTGTAAATAAAAGTAGTAAGCTCATAATTCCAGTTTAGCATATATGCGGTTAGAATCCAGCCATTACTGTAGTCAGGGTTCTTATCACGGCTGCGGCTACGGCACCAAAAGCTTCAGCAAAAAATGCTACTCCACGTGATGGATAATCAAGTGTGGTTGCATCAATAGTAGATTTTGCAACAACTTCTGCAAATGGGCCTCCTCTTGAAGGATAATCTAATGTAACTACTTGTGCTTGAGTTGGTAATGCCATAATTTATGCCTGACTGACTGTAATATTATCTACATAAATATTGCCTGCAGTGCCATCACAATCAATATAAAATTCAACTACTCCCAGCTCATTTGGAGTACCAGTAACTTGCAATGTTTCATAGGTAGAAGCTCCAACAGTCAAAGAAGCAATAACATCAGATCCAATTCCTCCAATAATTCCCCCCGGCATAACTAAACGTGGCGCATTACCATTGTATGATCCATCCTTCATAACCCGTGCAGTAATAGTTACTAAAGTAGAAGCATTTACTGCTGCTCTAAATGTTTCATCCATAGGAGTTGGCCCCGGCAAAATTAGTTTTGAATTTGCAGTATTTGGAGTCATTTTCCATGCATAACCTGAAGCTGTATCTCTATTTGAATCTGCTACTGCAAGAATGGTACCAAATTTGTAGGTAGCTTTAAAAGTTGTTGCAGAAGCATCATGTTTTTGAGATTTCACAAAACTATCAAAAGCAATGGTAGTAGTAGTAAGTTCAGTAGATGCAAGTGTTGTATTAAAAAGGTAAATTCTCGTATGATTTCCCGTTGAAAGATCTGAGGTCGTATGCGTTGTTACAGTACCAAAATTACAATCTTTGAATACTGTTACTCCTTCTACTCCTTGGAAACCAAATTGAACTGTCAATGTCGCATGGCCCTGAATACTACAATTTCTAAATTCAAGATAACCGGGAGTAGAATTGCTTTCACCTATATTTGTCCCACTATTACCAAAAAAAGTGGAGTTAGTTACATAAAAATAACTTGCAGTTGAGGTTCCAAAATCAATTCCATTACTATTATTTCCCCATGAGGTCATTCCATCAAGCACACCGCCTGGAGGTAAAATACTTGAAAAATACATTCCTCTTCCATTACTAGAATGAATTACATTTCCAGTAAAGTTAGCAGCAAGCATAACTGCTTGTTCGCTAATTAACAATGCTCCAGCAGAACTACTTGAGGAAGAAGCTAAAACATTATTGGTAAATGTTATACCAACATCAGCGATTGTAATTCCTCCTATAGTTGTAGTGTTTGGAGCGCCAAAAAGAATAAAATAATTTCCATTGATTGTAATTGCAGTTCCAGAGGTTGCCACAACGTCTAATGATGTAGTAGAAGAAGCAGCAACAGTATTAAGGTTGTAACAAACATTACTACTGAAAACAATATTATTGCATGATCCTCCAATTAACTTAATTCCAAAATCTTCTGTGTCATGTACAGATGAAAATTGCATACTAAAAGATCCAGTTGTGGTTGCAATTTCAATACCTCTTTTATTGGTTGCATTTTCTCCAAGATAATAAAATTCAGCCCAATCAATGTCTACTATTGAGGTAGTATTACAAAAAACATAAGCCATGATTGTTGATGTGGCTGACCTAATTTTTACATTTCTTGTAATATTTATTATTTCCCCTTGCGTAGGAGAAGTTCCTGAATGAGCAAATGCTAATCCTCCGCCTACTCCAGCAAATCCATCAACTGTTATGTCAGCAGCGTTAGCATTACCATTCAATGCCCCAAGTTCAGATTGAGAGTATGTTCTGGTAGTTGCCGCAACAACGATTTGATCATTGTCAAGCCATCCCGTATCTGTGTCTATTCCCAAAGAAGTAGAATTTACTGCTTCGTCTGTATTCAATTTGCAGGCAAAAATGTTTTTCCCAGATGTTCTTGATAAACCTTGAATATTTAATATACCTCCGGGATTGGCAATAAGACCCATGCCCCCATCAGCCACTGGATCAAATTCCAAAACTGCTGTAGAATCGCGAGGTATAGCAGTAGCTACAGTCCCAATATTTAGGGTTCCATTGCCCCAAACATTCAAGCTACCAGAAAGCTTCAAATAGTAATTTGTTGCAGCAGAAGTGCCATATTGCAAAATACCTGCGTTTCCTATTTCAATTCCATTATCAATAGCCCCATCAGTTCCTGTTCCATAATCAGTGGTAGCAGTAGAATCCATGGTAATGGTACGGGTTGTAGTTGCTCCAGCTCCAGTAATTTCCCCTGCAATATACATCACATCTCCAGCTCCAGCAGTTGCTAAACTTACTTTTCTCAAATAATGCGCCCAATTACCTGCTGTTCCATCTCTATAAAATGTGGCATTACCGGCAGAAGAGCCTTTGATTCCTACTTTATAGTCAGTTCCTCCATCAAGCGTAAGAGATGAACCAAATTTAAAGAAAACCCATGAAGGATCAACAGGAAGATCTGAAGCGTTTACGGCTAAGTTTCTGGTATCAGTTGTTCCATTATCTTCAGAAAGAGCTACTGTAACAGTTCCTGTAGTATTTACACGATTACAAAACAGAAGTAACCCATCAACAATATCAAGGTTTGTTCCGGTAAAAGCGGAGGAATAAACATAAGAAGTAGTTGTATTGGTTGAAGAAGTTTTAACTGCCTGAATAGCACCAGTACCCGTAGAGACTATATCCCATACAGTTGATACTGAAGTCAAATTGCCATCTGCTGCGCTTATTAATACTGCCATACATAAATAAAGCTTATACTAAGACGTAAGTAAGCCATCCTCCTATTGTCGCTGCTGCAGAAGTTGAGATAGTAAGATTTTCTCCTACTCGTGTCTCAAAATCTCCAATTTCAGCTTCAGGGAATTGGAATCCTCCATTTGCTCCAAGTGGGAAAGGCCCAGTTACATCAGTGTTGTTGTTTGATTTTAAGTTCACAGTAACTGCTGCAGAGGCCATAATACCACCATTAAGCACCCGGATCTTTCTATTTGCCACACCAGATACAAGAATCTGCCCGTTTGAAGATACATTAACAGGTTGCCTCTGTGGCTCAAGGAATACGTTTCCAGAGATTGTAACACCATCAGCAGCAGGCATTACCGGAAGTCGTCCTTGGTAGTCTATAACAGCCCTTCTGCCTCGTGTAGTGGCATCCTCAATAACTCCTACTGCTGCCCGCTTTGAATCAATACGTGCTGCCGCTATGTCATTCTCGGTTAAAGCAGTTCCTGCCGTTTCATCATAGGTATATCCAGCCGCCCATACTTTAGAGGTTCCATCAGTAAATGCCCCATTGTCAGCAATAACTTGAGAGTCCTGTGTAGCAAACGTGCCTGCATTATCAACAGTAATACTATTGCCCCCATCCTGAATGTTGACCGCAGATCCCCCGGAAGCATTGTTTATAGTTACGTCCCCAATATCTACCCCATCGTTAGCTGATAATTTTCCAAATGCAGCAGACCCGGCAACAAGGGCTGACATACGAGTTACATCAACATCAAGACCATTGGTTGCATCCCCACCAACCAAAGCACCTGCTGCCGTAATAACAGTGGCTGCAGCACCATTTCTTAAATGCCATGCTCGTACTGCATCATTATCTGCTGATACATCACTAGGAGCTGCTGCAGAGGCATAACCACCAACAAGAATAGGATTAATCGCTGCTGCCGCCCCATCATGTGCAGTGGTTCCTCCAGTAAGATTTGTTACTGTGGTTACTGTCGTAACAGTAGTAACAGTCGTGATAGATCCATCAATGGTAATTGAATTACCGCCATCTTGAATATTAACTGCTGAAGCACCAGAAGCATTATTGATTGTAACATCGCCAATATCAACACCGGAATTAGCACCAAGAATACCTATAGAAGCAGCGCCTGCAGTAAGAACAACAGGAAGCGGAGCGGAAGCGGAAGCATCAGTAGCAGTACCATCAACCCCCCAAGTAAGTTTAACCCTTTGATAATCAACACCACCGATTTTATCGGTAGCTACAATGGGAGTAGAATCGCCTGTACCCTGTGCTGGAATTGTTACATTATCAGCCATAATCTAGTCGCTTCTCTTTTCTTGCTAGATTATATCGCTACAATTTGAAATTCACCTTTAATAGATCCATCTGTACCAATAGTCATAAAGATTTTAGCTTTACATTTGTATTTTGCTAACACTTCATTGATAACACTTTGGCAATCTATAGCTCTCTGTTTTTTATCTGCAACTGAATTTGCTATAGCTTCGGCTTCTTTCTTTGCTTTATCAGCCGGTTGCTCTATTGGATCTTCTTTCTTTTCTTCTGTTTTTGGGGCTTCTTCAGCCATAAAAGTTGTGGTTCACCTCCCCTTTAGTTAAATATATCATCATTAGTTTTTAAAAAGCAATACTACAAATACCTTGGTTTATACGTTACTGTTACAGTGCCACCGGGGAAAGCCCTACCTGACGCTGTAATTGTGTAGCTATTGCTTCCCGGTTCAAATCTTGGGAAAGCGCCACTATTACCTATACTACTGGTTCCCTCCAAGGAAGTAAAGTCATCAAGATTTACTGTTACTGCATTCTGGTAGCCTAATCCCTGCAATGTGCCAGAGCCAAAACCAGAAATAGTTATTGTTTGTCCTGTAGGCACATGATGAATATCAAGCTCCCTGATAAATGTATTTCCGACAGCAGAAGGAGGCGTGTAGGTAATCGTAGGCCTTGCAAAGAGGGTTCCAGAGATATTGACCAAGCCTGAAAAAGTAAATGATCCTGACGTAACATTCTGTACCACTGAAAGCTGTGTACCTTCTGCAAATGGGTTGGTACACACAAAAGTTACCATGAAGGGCGCTTTAGATTGATTGTAATGCTCATCTGGAATGCCAAGCTCGGTTACTGTAGCGGTAAAAGTTCTATCTGCCTCAATAATTAATGCTCCCTCTTCTTCAGTTAAAGCTGCCTTCATATTATCAAGAAGTGTTTGCAACGCAGCAGCAGAGGGAGCAACAATGTTTCCCTCAATGCTAATTGGTTTTTCTCCAAATTCAGATGCAAGTATTTTTATCCCTTCACGTCTATTAACTTTGGCACGTATAACCTCACGTGCAGCATATCCTTTAAAGGTAATGCGTTCAGCAATAAAGTTCTCATCATTAAGAGAGAATCCATTAAAGGTGGGAAGCCCCAATTTACATTACCCCCTTTCTATGATAATATGTCTGTAATCCCATATGTATAATCAAAAAGCTGTTAGTAAATATTATAGATCTCTGAAGAATAAGCCTGAATTGCTTGCTAAAAAAAGAGCTAGGACTAAATTGTATCAAGAGCTTAATCGTTTTGGCAGACCACGTATAGAGATTATTGAATATTTCAATTATACCTGCCAAAAATGTTTTGTTGTTTACAAAGATACTCCTGAAAGATTTGATATTGATCATATTGATAATCAAGGTAGAAATGTAGAAAAGCCCAATAACGATTTTAGTAATTTCAATTTGCTTTGTAGTTCGTGCCATGCCAAAAAGACTTGGCAAGAACGCCATAAATTTTTGCGTAAAAATAGGTTGTTTCCTAATCATTGGAAAAAATTGTATGGTCATAAGCTTAAAACGCTACTCCCTTAGCTGCCAACTCATTTTGTCTACCAAGCAAGCTAATAACTTTGTTTGCCAACTCATTCACACGCTCTGAAGAATCAAGATTAAAAGAGCCAGTAATATTGATAGTAACTGCGCCAGCACTGCCACCCCCGGCATTCACATCTGTCCCATTTCTTGGGACAATTCGCTCTCCTCCATGAAGTATTGCCGGCACTGCCTGATTAAATGACCCCGGCACAAATCCTCCATGCTGGAAGCTTTTAACATTCTTGCCTGCATCAAATCCCTTTTTCACTGCATTGGCTGCCGCTTCTGCCGCATTCTTTATGCCCTCAAGCACGCCTTTTACTTTATCCCACCATTGGGAAACACCGGAAAACATACTGCTCATAGCATCTAAAACTGCCTGCTTTGCCGCTTCAAAGATACCTCCTACAATGCCCGGAATGCTACTTATCCATTTTTGTACCTTACCGGGAAGTGCCATCAGTTCAGTAGCCAACCACACAATAGCTTCAGTAAACTTCTGAATAATGAAATCTTTTACTTGAATCAATATGGCAAGAATGGCTCCCGGCAATTGAGAAAACCACGTAATAATCCCCTGAACCATAAGCGGTACATTAGTATAGAGCCACCCTGCAGCAAATCCTACGGCATAAGGAATTTTATTCACAAACAAATCAACAAAGAAGGCATTAACTGTATCCGGAAGGACTGAAAACCACGTAATAATACTATTCACAAATTGACTCACTGCGGCTATTGATTGTGTAGTAAATGATAAGATTGCGGCTTTTATCTCATCAAAATGGGTAACAAGCATATAGATACCTGCTGCCACAACACCAACGGCAACAGCAAGAGCCAAAAGGGGCCATGTTGCGGCAATTGTTGCAATAGCTGCAGGAATTGCTGCTGCTGCCCATGAAGTAAACATAGCAACAACGACAACGCCTAGGCCCGCCACAACGCCAGTAAGTATTGCCATATGATGAGAAAGAAATTCAATTGCAACACCAACTGCAGCGCCTATTGCCATTAAAGCAATTAAAGGGGCTAGAAATGATGCCATAGCTACTGCTGCCCCAAGTAATCCTCCAACCAATATACCAAGCACTGCTGCAATTTGAGACTTATTAGCAAGGAATGCACTAATAAATCCTTTCACCTTGGGTTCAAGCTCATTTAAAATATCCAAGACTTTCTGTGCGCCTTTACTGAAAAGATCAAATGCGCCTCCCTCTATGACATTGCCAAAGGTATCTGCTTCAGTTGAAATACCTGCAATGTTTAAAGCGACACGGGTTAATTGATCAGAGATATTGGACATTCTTCCGCTAAAGGTTACAGACTGTTTATCCATCAAATTAAAGAACTTTCCTCCCTCTCCAGTCATTGACTGCAAGGCTTGCTGTACCATGTCAAATGAGATTTGTCCCTTTGATGCCATGTCTGCAATGTCAGCAGCAGTTACCTTACTTGCAGCCCCAAAGCCTCCGGTTGTTGCAGTTGCTGCAGCCAGTTTCTGCTCATAGTTTTGTACTGCATCTTTAGCTGACATAACCGCACTGGTTTTTGCTTTCGTATTAGAAGTAACTTCAGCAAGTTTTTGTTTTGCAATTGCCAATTTGTCATTAAGATTGCCTATCTCTTCAGCAGTTCCTTTGGTCTTTACTGCCGTTGTACCCATAGCAGCACCGCTTTTGTTTATGACATTCACCAATGCTTCAATGATAGGAATACCTGTCTCGGTAAACTGGCGCAGTTCAGTACCTGCCAAGGTTGTCTTTGCTTTCACCTGTCCAAATGCCAAGATCAATTGCGGCAACTTGTCAGTACCAACGCCGGCTGATATATCTCCTAGATTCTTAAGTGTTGGAATCAAATCATCTGCGGCAACACCATAGGCCATAAGGCGCTTAGCAGCCTCTGTAATAGTGGGGAATGTAAAGGGAGTAACCTTAGCAAAGTCTGATAGCTCCTTGAGTGTTTTAGAGGCGGCAGAGGCGGAACCTTCAAACGTAGTAAATGCTACCTTTGCCTGTTCCATATCGGAAGCAGCATCCAAAATATTCTTACCAACTAATCCTAGGACTCCGGCAAAAGCAATGGAAGCGGCCTGTGATTTTTGAACCAAATCACCAAAAGCACCACCAACTCCTTGAATGGCTTTAGAAGCTTCATCTCTTGCGGAGATGATGATTTGTAACTCTCGTGTTAAGTCAGCCATAATTATCTTTTAAATTGCTTTGCCTTTATTTCCTGTGCAGTTATTTCATCTGCCGATTGGCTATTTCTCTGTGATTCCTGCAATAAAAAGAGCCATAACTCTTGAATAAAGAATGGGGGCTGGGCTTCATACTCCTCAAATGTCCAGCCAAATTCTTTACAAAGAACATACCTGACATACTCTTCAGAGTTTGCTTTCCCCCCAATCCTAAGAATAGTTATGGCATCCTTAACTATTTTTTTTTTGCTTCTTTACTCAAGGTTGAAGCTGCAGAAATCTCGCCTGCTTTGTCAAAAATGAATTTATTGTCATCAATACTAAGATTATAAATAAATGTTTTGACATCTTCTACCTTTGCTCCATCAGCAGTAAAAATCTCTTTCACAAGAAAATCTACAGTAAAATCAGCTTCATCAATCATCATTGAAGCCTGCATGCCCTGTAATTCACGCACTTTGCCATCTTCCACTTGAATTGCTACCTTATCTGCAAGCCTTCTTTGAATATCTCTAAATTCTCCGCCTGTTAGATAAGAATATAAAACAACTTTAGCTTTTGATTCTGGCAATGTAATTTCAGTTGTTGCTCTTTCCATATTGCACCTCCTTCCGCCTATCTTTTATTGGTAGGGGTTAGGTAAGATAAGCGACTAAAGAACCCAACCCCTACCAAATTTACTATACAGCATTTTATGTATAGTTTGTTGCCTTACCATTTCGCAAAGTTATCTCTGCGAAACCAGCCTGATCCTGATCCCATTCTGCAATAAAGTTTGCAGTTAGGGCAAAAAGATCATCTAATCCTGTCGCCATGTCAATATCTTGAATGGTTATTTTCTTCAGGACTATTTGTAGCTGTTCAGAAAATCCTGATCCTAAACTAGCTCCTGTGAGTGTAACTACCATACTATTCTTAACAAGGTTATAGTAATTATTTCTATCAGTAGTATTTTCAAAGAAGAGAGTGTAAGAGCCTTTTACCTCAACTGGCCCATAGGTTATGGTATCCGGTTGATTGCTTCCTGACTTGTAATTAAGCTCAAGGTTATTCGCAATTTCAAGCTTAAAGTTTGTCAGTTTTGTTGCCGTTGCAGCATTTGCAAGGGCTACAGTAGATCCAAACTTGGCGGACATATCCTTCCAAGTAAAGAGCGTTCCTGAAGTAGTTGTTAATGCGGGAGCGGTAACAGAAGATGGAGCCTTTGACATAAAGTTCGCCTTTATGGTCGCAATCCCATCGTTTGTTACTTCAATTTCACATTGATCAATAGCAGCATATGCATATTGCTCTGTATCAACAACTTTGTTATCCCACAATGTTGCAGCCGTTACCGCATTACCGGAAACAACTGGTGTCATTTGGTGGTCATGTACTGGAGGTGTTGCATTCAATTGTGTCCTTGATTCTGCACCAAATGCGAGTTTCAAAAGATAGCCACAATTAAGGGAATCAAGATACATAGTAACTGATCCTTCACCCCAGCGTTTGCCTGAAACTGAACCAAAATCCTTAACTCTGGATGTGCGTGCAGCGATATCCATTAAAGGCTCGTGATGCCCACGCATTGAGTTTTCAGTAAATGGTACAAATATATCAGGTGTTGCTTCAGGAGTTCCAGCAGTCGCTTCAATAGCAAGCCCTAAAAACCCCCTTCGTCCTATTGCTTCAGCCATAATTTATTCACCTCCCTTCAAATATCATAAGATAAAATTATTTAATAAGCAATGAGGGATGCTTTATAGCAATCTCCTCTGCTTTTGCCTTGGCTTCTTCTTCTGAAGAAGCAGTAATTGACCCGGCAATCTCTTTAAAAAGGTATGTTCCATTCAGCCCTCCGGGGCCAATGTATGTTACCAAAGATTTCTTTTCCTCCTTTGGTTCTTCTTTTTCTTCTGCTTCATTAACTATTGCTTCTCTTTTTTCTTGTGATTTGGATTTAACCATAATGCTCACCTCCTTTATGTTACAGATGGAACCACATTTACGCAATCAAGAATAAACTCTGCAACTCGTGTATCTCCAATTTCTCTATCAATGTAGCTTAGATCTCCATGCACTGGGCGTACATACTTCATCATGCCTGAAAGGGTAGTGTCCATATCAAATGCAGTTAAAATCTCATCAGTCATTTCTCTAATTAAACGCTCTGCCTTCTGATTGCCAGCACCGGTTGCTGTGCGCTCCTGATAAACTCTAATTGCTATCTGGTATGTCCTTAAGTTACGTATAGTATCGCCAAACTCACCAGAAAAGGCTTGGGGCGTTACTGTAGCAAAAGGGTATCTTCCCCCCGTTGGCTTATCAATCTCGTACTCATAGACATCCTGAATGCCTGAAACACCACGCATTTTGGTAGCAATTGCTCCCGACACATCAACAATTTGACTAGCCATGGATACCTCCTCTGGACTTGTAGTCTCTACCAAGATCCAATTGAATAGTAAAAGTAAGCTCATACATATAGAATAACATTATTTTCCTGCCATTTGACTCATGATCATATTGGCGGCAATACCAAATTGATCAACAACATATTGTGCTTCAGATCTAAATGCCGGCTCTACAAATGGTTGTGCCTTGGTTCCCTGCCTTTGAATCTTTTTTGCTATAACAAAGCCAGCACCTTTTGCATTCAATTTAATTTCTGCCCAACGCTCTATAGCTTTGACTGGAGGCATTTTGCCACCGGGTCTTCTTCCGGCTTCAACAACAGAGCCATATTTTTCCCCAACGCCAACCACACCCTTATCCCATGTGGCTTGGTTGACCTGTACTGATCTCCTCAATGATCCCTGAAAGGTAATACCCTTAGCGGTAATGTTTTCCTGAATGGCATTCTTGACCTTCAAGGTTGCCCTCTGCATGGCCTGTGTCATCATAGGCTTAACATTCAGCCCTGCCCGCTTGGAATCATTAACAAATTCCTCAAGCCCTTTAATTTGTAATGTAAAATTCATGTTATCTGCCATTTAGTTATCTCCTTTAAAAAGAACCAACTCCAAATGTGGAATTGGCCCCCAATTGTGATCTTGAATCCCTTTGACTATAAACTTCTCATTGCTGCCGGAAATAGTAACCCTATCACCAATTCTCATGCCTGAAACTGTTACAAATGCTTGGTATGTTTGTCCAAATACGCCATCTGCTACGGCTGTAAGCTCTGCTGTTGCTGGCTGAACATTAATTTTAATAGCTCCGTAATTACCAACGGCTTGATAGGACTCTTTGTCAGAGTCCATTGATTCTGGGGTTAATCTATCAACAGATGCAATTTTGTCCAAAAACATATCATCCAACTCTCCTGTATGGGCCTAGTAATCGCTTAGCATCTTTCACGAGTTTACTTTCACCCATACCGGTTGACCCAAATTCAAACTCAACAGCACCTTGCCTAAGCCTATTAGCGCCCATCTGATTGTATTGACCTGACACAAGATCTTTCATAAGTAAAACCACTGCCTGCTTAATTGACCCCGGCAATGCAGAAGGTTCCCAGCCACCTCTATAGGAAACTTTGGTATAGAACTGCCTGCCCCGCAATGAATAGAAATCAGTAAAGACAGGTACGCCCTGCAAGGTTATTTCTTGGTAAGGGTATCTGATATTTCGCTGCGTATAATCAATATTGAATTTATTGACCCCTGCTCCATTGGTAATAGTCAATGCAACAGTTGTAGCACCACGGGTAATTGAGATTGCAGACACTGTTTGAATGGGAAGCTTTTTAGGAAAGATAAGTAAATCACCTTCTGTGGTAATTAATCCCTGCACTACTTCATTGGCTATGTCTTCTGCAAAAGGGGTATATTCCAAATAATCAGTAGCTATTTTAGAGGCTGCACTAATCATGCCCGACAATGTAGGCGCATCATATTTAGAGGTATCAACCTCCGGGGCAAACTGCCCAAATTCGGTAACAGTAATAATATTGCTATCAGTCATAATTGCCTTTCCAAATATCTTGAACTCACTCTTGTAGGCTGTGGTATGAGTGAGATACACAGCCTACGATTCAAGATAGAGCATTAGCCAATGGCTAAGCCTCCTATCTTCATTTGGAAAGGTTCACCTATAACTTCAAGCACCAACGCTTCAAGAATGAAACGTATAGAGCTAAAGGTAGATGAAGGAACGTCCACCCTACTCATAGGGATTAATTCCTCAATTTGCACCCAGTTTTCACCGGATACATCTTTTTCCTGTAGAAGATAAGCATCTCCGCCAGTATATCTTGAAACTTCCAGATCAATGACATTACCAGTAACTGGATTAATGACATTGCCGACTCGGTAGCCAGCAGTAACATTACCCGTGTTATTGATGAATGCACGTTGAATAGATCCAGACCATTCCAAGTTATCTGCGACTGCTCTATTCTGTCTTGCATTTGCATACAAAACAGATGGATCTCCTCCTGCAAGGTATGCAGTGTTGCAGAAGTTGCCGATTCCGGAGGCGGTCAAGAGTGCAGCATTACCAGAATTAGTGGTAATTTGTACTCCCAAGCCATCAAATTCAAGTACTCTTGCTGTGGCATCCCCTCCTATAAGGAGTTCTTCCTCACCAAGCATGACTTCAACAGCTTTTACCTTTTCACGGGCATCAAGCATTGTGGTTCCAGAAACTGGCCCACCACCTGGCCCTGTACCTCCACGTGTTGCTGCAATGGCTAATCCACCAACCTCAACTGATCTACCCAGTAGCTTAAATGGATAAGCCACTGTAGCATACGTTTGAGAGGTAGCATTAGGCGCCGCAGCGTCCGCAAATGCGACTGCAGTATTTGTACCAACACCTGCAGCTCCAGTATTAGAGTGAAGTTTTGAAGTCAGCTTTTTAAATACGGCTGCTTGTCCAAAACCTTGTACTCTAGGAGTTCTATTCCGAATTGGAGTTTGAACTGGTACTAAAAGCTTAATGTCAGGTGTAATATTTTCTGGTGAAAATACTGACCGTGTTGGAGGGGCAAATGTAGAAGTCGTCAGGATTTCTGCCGCCTTCATGATTTGATCCCTCATTTGAGCATCTATCTGTGATAAAACATCATTTGGATTCATAATTTATTCACCTCCTTCTTTGTATAGGATCTGTTATTTAGCTCGTTCTAAGGCTGCAATTTCATTTTGTAATGCCATTGCTTCCTTTGAAAAGCCCTGTTTGGCAAACTCATTTGCTCCTAATTTTTCAAAAAGAGCATCAAGTTCTACCCATCGTGCTTTCTTAACAGCAAGCTCTGCTGTTGGTTTTTCTGCGTCTTTCTTAGGAGAATCTTCCGACCCACCTTCAATTGACTTTAGTACGACTGCTGACTTAGCTTTTGTTGCAGCAGGAGTACTCTCAAGTTTGGCAATGCGGCCTTCCATACCCATTAGGGTATCTACTACTTTCGCCAGACTGCCAGCTATAGAACTGACTGCTTTTGCTATTGAAGGATCTGCCTTGGCTTCCGCTTTTGGTGTCATCTTCTCAAGCTTAGCTTCAATTGCAGCAAGTTTGGTGAGGGTAGTTGCAGTTTCACCTGCTTCTTTTTCCTCTTCAGCCGTATCTTCTGCTTTTGCCTCATCAGCATCTGCAGTTACTTCTGTTTTTCCTTCTTCTGCTTTACCTTCATCCTTCGCTTCTGCATCTCCGTTTGGAGTTTCCTCCGCACCTTCCGCAGGCTTTTTTGGATCATCTTCTTTTTTAAGTTCGTTAGCTTTTGCTTTCATACCTATAATCACCCCCTTTCGCAAGGAATCTGCCATGGGATTGTTTGTAAAATCCATAGCCTCAAGTAATTGAATTTTCTGTTTGTATTGTTCGGGGGTAGCACCACCAAAGTATCCTTCCATTGGGCCATCTTCACTTGGCTCTGGCTCTGCTTCGGTTGCCTCTACGGCAATTATTTGCTTGAGCATTTCCAGTATCTTCTCAAGCTTCTTAACATCCTTGCCCAAATATCGGTAGTAAGAAATCTTATCCTTGACCTGAATCATGAGATTTGCCATGGAGTAAACAGTTTCAGCATCCTTGCTGATTTTCTCTTTTTTCCAAAGCTCAATGGTTGCTGCCTTGTTTGCCGGCACATCAACCAAAGAAATCTCAACAAGTTCAAGTTCATGAATAACATTACCTACACGCTTTAAGACATTCCCTCCAATAGAAAATCCTGCATAACCGCCGCCTTTGATAAGATCCCATGCTTCTTGAGCTAAGATCTTGGCTCCAATATAAAGGCCTTTCTTTGAAACGTCTGCCTGTTTAGTTGTTCCTGCCACCTTTGGTTGATGCATTTCACGAATAGTAGGAAACTTCATGTACTCTGGAAGCGCTTTCTCAAGAGCTTCTGATTTTATAATTTCTCCATCAGAGTCAATGTCTGGCGTGGATGCCCAGCCAAATACCATTCTTTCTTCATCATCAACTTTTGTAATAGGGACGTATTTTTGGAATGTAAGTTTCATATTCACCCCCTTAATAACTAGGTTTTGGTTTTCTTGGTTTCATATTTTAAAACACAAAAAACCACTACGCCCGCTTGCTCATTGGGCCTAGTGGTCTATAAATAGAACACTCTATGCTTTAATCTAACCAAAACAAAAAGCAATTGTCAAGAGTCTTTCTTTTTTTCTGCTTCCTGACTCTTTCTTAATTGCTCATTCTTTTCCGCTTCTTCTTTTTTGATCATTTCTATATCAGTTTTTGTATCCATATTAATTTCCTAACCACACTTTATCCGGAGGCAACCATTGATCTGGTATCACTTCTTCCTCATAGCAACGACAGGAAACGTGTGCTGGAGGCCCATCGTAGCCATCAGGGTATGTACCACCAATCTTCTTTTCCTTGCCTTCTAGTGGCACACAGATAGGGCAGACACGTTCATCCCTACTGGTACGCCAGATCATCTCCTGAATGCCATAGCGCTGTGCTGCTTGGTTCTCAACAACCTTCATTGCTTGGGCTGTCTCGGTAAGTACAATGCGCTCTGCCCGTATAGCTGAAATGCCTTTGCCATCTTCTATGAGCATTTGCTGAATCTCAAAAGGAGTTTTGCCGGCAACCTTTCCATCCTGAATCTTTTTAGCAATCCATTCCTTTGTATAGTCATCAATTTTATCAATGATTAAATTGGAGTAATTATTGAAATACGTAATTAATGCTTCATTTTTTAAGCCAAAGATCCCTTGAATACCCAGCTTATCCAGTGCTGCTTGGCCGCCTTGTTCACCGGCCCAAACCAAATAAGCAGAGAACTCCACATCATTACTCAACCGCTTTGTAGCCAACAACACACTGATTTGATTCATTAATGGGGAATTAGCCGCCTTGGCTAAATTAATGAGCAAAGGTAAATGGCTTTTGTATTGTGCGACATAAGCTATTTGTCCATTGAGTGCTTTCTCAATATCCTTTTGAATATTGACATAGGGTTTTGAATGTTCAGCCACATAAAGGGCTACGTTTGTACCCTTTTCATAAACAAATTTCTCAATAGTAAGTCTAGTTCTATGCAGATGCAACATCATGCTCTATTCTCCTTAGCTCGGAAGCAAATTTGAGCAAAGTCATAGAGGCTTTTATTTCAGGATCTAAGTATTGATCAAACAAAAGCTTTGCTTGAAGCCTTGATTGAACTTTCTGGAGTGCGTCTGCAATCTCCTCATTTGTTTGCCCATCTATATAGTCTGAATCAAATTTGGTTCTGATTTTCACCCCTCGCTCCAAATCGCTATACACACATTTCTTCCAGCGCCGTATATCCTGATCCATGAGCTTTTGCTTTTGTTCAGGTGTCATCTCCCCACCTTTGGGGGGATTATTCTTGTTCTCCTCATTATTGCCATTTGTTGGGGAGGTCTTATTCTCTGCCATAGCTGCGGCTGTTGCTTGTGTGGCAGCAGGGCCAACCTTGCCGGCAACAAAATCTTCTACCAATATTGGCCCAGAAGAAGTTTGGATGTAGGGCTTAAGGCCTAATGGTTCTCTTCCATTTTCTGCTCGCCATTCATCTACGCCCAAAGCACCAAGGCTAATTTCTTTTTCTGCAATCTCCATTTCTTCTTTATGATCTGTAGGATTAATATTCCTCCAGATAAACTGCAGATTTGTTAAGCCTAATTCCATTTGAATAAGATCATCAAATATCTCTTTAATGAAATTACCCAAGGGGAGTAGCCCACGCTCTTTTCCAATATCTTGTTGACTACCTGCTGTTGCTTTATTCACATTCATGGTAATGCCAATATCCTGTGGTTGCACTTCAAACATAGCGCATGTTTGCTGCAGCATCCAAAGCTCAAACTTCTCAAAGGCCATATCCTCTGGCTTTTTGGTTGGAGTATATTCAGAGCCACCAGGCAAGATCTTAAGCCTATGGGTCATCCTAGGATCTCCAGCGACCAATGCATCAAACCACATCTGCCATTCCTCAACAAGCGTCTTTGTTTGTGCTACGTCTTCAGGAAGCGTTAAGAAGCCTTCAGGAATATTGTTCTCTCTAAAATAGGACAAATTATATAAAGTACCCCGCAATGCTGACTCTGCTTGTAATATCAAGGACTCCAAAGGAGAAAGGCCATAAGGGGAGTAAGATCGTGGATTCATTACCTCATAAAGCATTTCATCAGTGCTAAACTGTGCGACTGGCTGCCCTTGGATGATCTGCACGTATGCTGGGTCTGGGGGTTCAGGTGTTGCTCCTGTATCTGTTACTCGTAAAGCAATAGTCGTTGGATCAACCGGAACAAGATTTAAAAAGTCTCCGCCTCTTGTTCTTTGCATCTCAAAACAAACCGCATCAATTGTCAACACATCATCTACCATGAGCGTCAACATCTCCCGCATTCTTGTCTTATGTCCCATTGGTTGCTTAAGGAAATCCTTTACTGCTTTAATTTGGCCCGCATATCCCTTTTCATCTTTAACTTCATCAATGGTAGTAATATCCCACTCTAATTGTGTAATCTGCCTTACACGTCTATTGATACATGCTCTGGCAATTGGATAAAGAACTGCAATGCGTCTTAAGTAGGAAAAGGGTACATCAGCTCCGGGCTTTCGGTCAGGATCTTTTGTATCATTGATCCGGTAAGGCAAGCGATAACGCATTGCTTCATTGCGATTTAATGTTTCTACCTTTTGGATTTCTTCTTGCACAAGGGCTGGGATAGATTTCTCAAGTTGTAATTTCTCATCATTTATCTTGATTAATTCCTGAAGATTCTTTGCCGGCACAAGCTTTGTGTTTGTGGACTTCACGTAGTTATTTAATATACCCCTGAAGATTGGGGTTTTGTAAAAACGAGTTTGGATTGTTTTTGCCAATTTCATTTGTTTGCTCCTTATAATAATCAGCAACAGCAGATCTCCTGCCCAATAGCGTCATCGCTCCTTCCAATGCATCAGGCCCATCATCATGATCTGCAGAAGGAAAATTGACTAGCTGTTCTATCAGCTTTTGCTGATCCCTTCTAAATTTAACTCTACCATTCTTAATATCGGGTTGCAAGGACTGAATCCTTAAGATCTTGTCTGTATGAGTTTTCACTCCTTTGATAGGTATCTCCAGTTTCTCATCTTCTAGTTTTTTTTGCAAGGTGTCTTTAAAGAACTCCTGAAACTGGTTAATTTCAACGCCAAAATCTTTGTAGTGATAAATCCTATGTTTGGCTATTACATCTAATGCTATAATATCCGGATGCCTCTTTGCAATATCTGCGTCAAGGATATAGATCTGGTAGTTATAATCAGAGGCTAATGTTACTATAGCAGAATAATCTCCGCCTTGCTTTCCCATGGAAGGATCAACAAACCCAACAACGTATAACTCTTTCCCTACAATATCCGTGTCATCATAGTACTGTATCCACTCCGGCAAAAATCTACGTTCATCATCTGACAACGGCTCATTCTGTTTTTCAGAACTAAAAGCAGCAGGGCCATCAGCAATACGTTGCAGCATCAAATTGTAGTAAGGTTCCTTTGCTTCCCATAAAACCTTTGTACCATCAAGCATTTCAGCTTTATGCTCCTCAAAGAACTTCCTGCCATCCTCAAGCCTATTGGGATTCTCCAGATCAACAATGAGCCTTTCCCATTCGTCCCAAAGGGGAGAGGCTGACCATTGAATAACTGATTGATACTTCTTGGAGTGATATACAGGATTCTTCAGGAGCTTTGCCAGCAGGGAATCGTAGTGCATGATTGTGCCTATTACTACCTTGTCAGTACGCTCATCACCTGCCTTTGAGAGGGCCTTTGCATGCCAAGCAGCCATATAGGTACGTTGGTCAGCACTACGCACGTTCTCATCGTTTTCTAGGTCATCACAGATGATAAGGTCAGGCCTCCATTGTTTGTAACGTCTACCACGGATCTTCTTGCCTGCTCCAAGGGCTTGAATGCGCACCTCTTCACCTTTAAGTATTAAGTCTGAATTTGTCCAGATATTACCCTCTACATTGCCAAAGTCATCCTGTAGTAACTCGTTATCCTCAAATTCACCTTTTATAGCTGAAAGGAAATCGTTTGCCTGATCTGCTGTGTCAGACACAATAATTATATAATGCTTCTTCTTGTATACCGCACACCAAATGGGAAGGGCAAAAGAAATGATTGTTGACTTGGCATTTCCACGTGGGGCTGCATTGGCTATATTATCCGGAGTACCATTTTCTATTGCTTCCTGAATTGTTATATACATTTCCTCATGCATAGAGGAAGGATCAACGTAAAAGTATTGGGGAAAGTAATTGCGGCAAAACTCCCTGAAATTATGTTCACATTCTTTAATTCGGGTCAGTCTGTGTCTTTGAAATTCTAAGACCGCTTCTTGGGTCAATACCCAACCGGGCGCACTCTTTAAGGTAAAGCTCATATGTCATCTCCTTTTGCTGATCATCCTTTACATTTACTTCTGACTTTTTGATAGTAACAAGTCCTGCTCTATCAAGTTGCTCTTTAACAATATGCAATGCTGCTATGTAATCATGTGCTTTCAGCGCCTGCTGTAAAATGGTATTCATTATCTTTGGCGCATACTTTGCCTGCGATTTAAATTCACTGCGTACATCCTCTTCTATAAACTTATCCTGCCTAGCCTGAAAGTCCAAAAAGGGCAAATAAAGCTTTCCATCATAAGCAAAATAGTTATCCAACGTACCCTTAGTAAGCTTCCCTCCAAGAGCCTTTTCAATCTCTTTTGTGGTATAGCCCTTATACCTTAACTCTATTGCCTTTTTATGATAAACATTCATGCTAAAAATTCAATTAAATCAATTAAAATCAACATATTTTTTAGGGGCCAAAAAAGAGGAGTTTATGCTGTATATAAGCCCCACTCCCCTACTTTCCTATGTGTCCCCTAATTTCTTCTTTTAGCCTCAAAAAGACCACTCCCCTACCGGGGGAGTGGGGGAGTGCTAGCCTCAATTGAGTACATTAATTTGCAACCACTCCCCCACCGCTTCTACAGCCTCAAACTATGCATTTACTGCTGGAGTCTCTTCTACTGCTTTTTCTTCTACATTTGGGTTATAGAGTTGAAATTCCCACTCTTCCCCATTATCCTTGATCTGGGATATTGCGTTGTATCCCTGCTTCGGGATTTTCACTATCTTTGTCTCCTCCTTGGGGTAAATCGTTTTGTTTGGCATCTAATATTTCACCTCCCTCCGATACTATCCAGTCTTGGAATTTTGCCATTTTATCGGCACTTCCATGACACTTTTTATACTTCTCTCCACTGCCACAAGGGCATGGATCATTTCTTCCTGTCTTATCAATTGCTTCTCCAAGTTTTCTTTCTTCCTGTAGTTTAGCATAGGCTTTTGTAAAAAGGCTATCCCATTCTTCAACAATATTATCCCATGACAAACCAACAACCCAGTCATATGCTCTATCAACAATCTTCTTTACTTCAGCCGGATGTGTATACGCCCAAAACATTTTCTCTACCATGTCATCAACATTTGTCAAAGGTCTGATTCGCTCATTGTCTTCAATGCCCATGCAAATCCATTCACTGTTATTGCTCCCGGCTTTGACCGGAATACCACGTACTTCATTAATGCCCCCTTTGTTAAATAACCAATCGTTAAGATCCAGCTCTCCCGGCGCTGTTCCATTGGCTCCTGAATCTTTATCAAGAGGAACATAGGAATTAAAAATATCAAGAATGCTTGTAATGTTTGGCGCTGCAATAGGAGTCTTGGTTGCCATGGCTTCTGTAGTAATAAAGCCCCAACCTTCGCCAAGCGTTGTTGTTACACAAAGATCCGCAATGTTGTAGATCTTATTCACATAGTCAACTGGATAACCAATGCCGGCATTAAAGTCCATAGGCACTGTATAGTCTTTGCCCGGAACCAGATCAAAGTTGCGTGCCATCTCATGGATACTGCCTCCAGCGTCTTGTACCTTACAATGCAGGTACAAATGGCTATCAGGCACTTTCTTCTTAAAAGCAGCAAAAGCAGCCATTGTGCGGGATATATCCTTCCTAGGCTGATTCCTTGAGACATTCACCACTAAGTATGTATGCTCGGAAACTTCCCCATTAAAGAAGGTTTTTCTAAACTCCTTCTTTTCCTCTTCTGAAATAGGCTTAAAGACATTTACATCTACGCCATGATGAATAACACTCATGCGTGTTGTCAAAGAAGGTGTATTGAGGATTGCCCGCTTTTTCTGACCTGCCTCTTGCAGTGCCAGATTAAAAGTAGTCTGGAATGGATCTTTATCAAATTTAAGTATCTGGTTTCTTCCCCACTCACAATAAGCTACAGGAAAATCAGCCAGAGCTATTGAGCGTGTTACCCAATTTTCTTTTACTTGAGCATCTACAGGAAAGTAGCCAATCCATGTAAACCAATATTCCGGAGGTACAGAGCGCTTCCACAATTCCTTGGCTACTTTTAACTGCTCGGCAAATGGATAGTCAACTCCCAAGCCTTCAATAACAAACGGGTCTTGAATAGTAAAGACAATATCCCAGCCTTGTTTCAAGCCAAACTTTGCTTCACTTCCGTTAATAGCATTAAGCAATCTGCCTCTCCCATACATATCAGCATACCCCTGCGGCATTGCAGGATAGATATTGTAGGGATGCGTGGCTCTATCGTAGTAGTCTCCATAGTAATTAATACCAATAACGTCAACGTCATATTTGCCGGTCTTTACTAACCCGGTTAAAATATTGCGTGAAACTTGAGCAAAGCCGGTTGCAGCCGTTGGAGAATCGCACAAGGCTAGTATTCGTATCTTCTTATCCTTTTTAGTTTCATCAGTAGTGATAGCAACATTTTCTTCCATTTAGTTGATGATCCTTTCTTTTTTTTTCTCTGGAATAATAATAGGCGCATTTGGATCTTGTTGTCTTTTCCTGAAAAATTCCTTTTGAAAATGCTTTTTATCTTCTTCAGACATGGAACTATATCCCGGTATGACATTTTCAAAACGCTCTTCATCTGCTATTGGTACGCCATAGTAAGTAATGCTCATACCAACATGAAAACCGCTAAGCTCATCTGCCGGGGCTGAAAAAAGCCAATCCCATACTTTCTTCTTTGCTTCTGTTGGCAATGTACTCATGCCAGTCTGGCCCCAATAATTGCATGGCGGTATTAAGGTTTTTTCAAATTCATCTACAAAATGTATGACACACGTTTGACAGGCTGTTTTCATATTAATTTTTCTCTTCCATTGATTTAACTCTTTTTGCTATTCTTTCTATATATTTCAAATGGGCTTTATGTAATTCTTCCCAAGCTATCTGGTAAGCCCAATATTGATCAAACCCAAAGAAATGCCAATGAAGACCGGGCATCTTTGATGCATTCCACAAATCAGATTTTAAATGCCAGAAATTTCTTATAAACTGTATAACTTGTTGCATCACCAATCCCTCCAGCTCTTTGTTGCATCTCCATATGGCTGCATATTACCGCCGCCATCCATAACAAAAGGATGCTCACCACCCCATTTTCTTATATACAGAGACTGGTTATGCCCATGGTTTATTGCCACATCATGACGCAGCTCCACGTTCCTTACCAGTGTTTGAGAGGCATAGTGATAGTATGGCGCTGTAGATAGCCTCTTGAAGTGTAGACGCTCTACAGGGATATTGTGGTCATTGTGCTGTGCTATATGCCTTCTGGCTCTATCAAGCCGTGCATGGTAATCCTGATCCTCACAGTAAGCCCCCATGAAGTTTTCATCAAACCAGCCAATTACCCTGATTGTTTCCCGTGAAATCATATAGCAGGAAAAGTCTGGCCCTTCTGCTCGCCAACCCTCAATCTTCCATGTATCAAAGTCTGTATAAGGCTCTGGTAATTCAAGTTGCTGCAATAGCTCAACGCCCATTCTATCCCGCACATTGTCGCCTGTTACCATTAAGTAGCCAGTCTTATCCATGAACTTCATCAAATGATCAAGTGTTTTTGGATTAAGAATAATGTCATTATTAAGTACTGCTACGTACTCGCAGTCTGGATCTTCAAAGGCAAGTTTAATTCCCTGATTCCAAGAAGCAGCAACGCCTTTGCGTTCATTGTTTCGGACATAGATAAGTTTTTTGCCACCAGTCAATTGCTCTTTGTTAAGTCCTTCACCCCAGCGTGCTGTTCCATCTGTTGAAGCGTTATCAATGAGAATAACATTACAAGCAGACCCAATAGAATCAATGGCTGCCTGTGTTAGCTCTAAACAATTTATAACCGGCATGACTACGTAAAGTTTCATTTTGTTACCTCCAACTGGCAGTTATAATCTGCAAACCCAATCTTTGTAGAGTTGTTCATTCCTATCTCTTGTGCAAGCATTCTTGGATCAAGAGCAATTGCACGCTGATACCCATTCTCCATGAAGAGCTTTGCCAGACTCTCCATGTCATAACCCCATTTGTGGTAATCGCCTACAAAGCCATTGTAGGGGCCAAATACATTGACCATGCAGATAAACCAGTCGTGCCACGCTCCATCCCGGTCTATAATATGTCTTGCGATTTTTGTTAGATCCGGACAGGCAACAAACACTTTTCCTCCCGGTTTAAGTACTCGCCTCCATTCTGACACTAGACTACCATTCTCGTGGAGGCCAACGTGTTCTATAATGTGCCAAGCGACAATATAGTCAATGGAATTATCTTCTATATCATCCATGCGCTTTGTAAAATCACGCCTCACAAAATTACCCCAAGATTTGGAGCTTTCAGTATCTGCAAAATCGCTATTCTCCCATTCAACAAAAGAATCTGTTGGTAGGATAACTGGGCCGCAACCAATATTAAGACCTTTTTTCATATTTATCCCTTTCCATTTGTTTTGCTTTTATAATGATTGATCCGGCAAGTGTAATAATGCCCCAAACAACAAGAGGTACTTGCAGCCAAAGGTTATGTAACTGTGTTGCAAGCAGCCAATAAAGAAGTGCCTGTATTTCCCAGAGTTCGCTTTTCAAATGATTATTCATGTTTTTTTAAAAGGAAATCGGTTAGATCATTTCGTCTATTTACTTTCTCAATAATAAATCCGGCTGCTTCAAAAAGCTTTGCCCACTCTTCATCAGTATGTGTTTGCTCTTGTGGCTGATCCAAGTAACCCCAAAGCTCATTTGGCACAAGGCAAAGGAATTTACCATCATCCTTGAGGAGTCTGTAGCACTCGTCCAAGGCTACAGGGAGATTAATCACATGCTCAATTGAGCCTATAGATGTGAGCCAATCAAAGACCCCAGAAGCGTACCCAGTGTCTTCTATGTCTGCTACCTCAAAATATGCGTCTACGGGCATCCTAGAGGCTAATTCTACCCCTACAGAAGACAGGTCTATACCCATACATTTGGCGTAGTCTGCCACATGCCCAATAAAGTCCCCATCCCCGGAGCCTATATCTAAAAGCCGCTTTGTCCTATCCTTGGGTATACCTGCCCACTCCATGAGCCTTAATGCCTCATCCTTTGGTATTTTCCAGCCACCGCCCATTTCGGTATACTTCTGGTTATACCAATCTCCAAGATCCTTTGAGTTGTCAAACTTTATTAATGTATGTGCGTCTGTCATATCTTTTGATACACTCCTAGCTTATTACCAAACCTCCCGCAAAAAATCCAGTTCCTATGCTCGTTAAAGTATTCTTCACATGCTTGGTATACTCCCGGCAAACTGTCATGCCCAAAGTCGTCAAAGCAGGCATAGCCTCCTGATTTTACTTTTGGAAGCCAATGCTCAATATCAGACTTAACAGCTTCGTAGACATGATCTCCATCAATATGAATCAGATCAATCTTACCTTCATAAATCTT